AGAGGTCGGGCTGGGGCAAGAGCTCGTTTACCACTTGGTCACCAACGAGGCGCGGGTGCGAGACCCAGAAACCGGCAAGGAGCGCCCAGTGCTCAAGCCCACCGACAAGGTGGTCACCGCCTGCGCCTGGTTCGAGGCCAACCGCGCGCCGGGAGTTGAGCATCACGCCGGACGCCCGGTCGTCCTCACGCGCCGCGATGGCATCGCCCGGGGCGCCGGCGTGCATGCGGACACGGTCGGCAAGACCCTGGACCATGTGAGCGCGGTCGGGCTGGTCGTCAAGGAAGTGCGCACAGCGTTTCGCGACGGTAAGCGCCACGAGGACATGTACCTGGGCGCGCCGGCCACCATGCTGCGCAATACCGATCCGCTGCCCATGGAGGCCGCCCACCGCGCCAAGGACCGCCGGCGCAAGAAGTGCCCGAACTGCGGCGCAAGCGTCTTCGTGCACCGGACCGTCTGCGGCGGGTGCGGCGAGATCCTCAACCAGCACGTCGACGGTGATGACGAGGCTGCGGTAGCCGAGGTGCGCGCCAAGCTGGACGGGGCGGCGCAAGGGGCTGCGCGGGCGTCAACGTCGGAGCAGACAGGGCGTCCTCAGACCGAGGATTCCTCGGACATTCCTTATAGCGCCGAGGAATCCTCGGAGATAAAGGAGTATAACCACGTCTCCCTGACCCAGGATTCCTCGTCCTGGCGTCCGGTGCATGGGTTGTTCGCTGCTGGCGAGTTGCAGCAGGTCCAGTCGGTAGGCCAGTGTTCCGATTGTGGCCAGTCGATCGAGAAGGCCTACGGTCGCTGCGCACCTTGCCGCCGTGCGGAGTATGCGCGCCTGGAAATCGAGGAGTACGGATGAGTCGTCCCTACTTGCGCGTCCACTCCGACGGCCGGCGCTACTACATCCGATGGTGGTGCGAGGAGACCGGCGACTGGCGCATGATCCTGCGCGACTTCAAGTTCGCGTTCGAGCCGCACGAGCGGCGGTTAGACGCGGTCGAGCGCTCGTGGTCGGTGCCGCTCTACTGTCGTGCCAGGGTGCGCCAGTGGGCTGATCGCTGGTTCGACGTCGACGAACGGGAGTTTAGCGAGGACCAGGGGTACGGCAGTCGGAGCTATAGCGACAGCCAGAGCAGCTACGGTCGCTACGGTGGGCGCCAGAGCGCGACGACCGCGGTGGAGCGTGCTTATGCCGAGTTGCACCTGCTGCCCACGGCGCCGCCGGAGGTCGCTCAGGCGGCACATCGCGCTATGCTGCGGTTGACGCATCCTGACGCGGGCGGTACTCACGAGCAAGTCGTGAAGGTCAATCTAGCGTGGGAACTGGTCTCCTCGGACCTGGAGAAGAGGTCGGCGTGACCGGGGCACCTTGGACCATCGCCGTGCCCGGCCTGCCGCCCAGCCCCAACCGCCGCATGGCGTGGCAGAAGCGCCGGCGCCTCGTCAAGCCGCTGGTCGACGCCGTGGTGCTTCAGGCTCGTGCGTTACGCCTGCCGCAGCCAGTAGAGCATGCCCACGTCGTCGCCACCCTTGTGCTCCGGCGCGGGCCGTTGCGCGACTTCGACAACGCGGTGAGCAGCTTGAAGGAGATCGTCGACGCGCTCATCACCGGCGGCCTGATCGTCTCGGACGCGCCCGAGCATCTGCGCCTGTCGGTTGTAGGTCTTCGGCCCTGAGCGCGCTGTGGTCCTTGAAGTATCGCCCATGGGGGATAATGAGATCAGACAGTTGCGCCCGTCGCGATTGTGCGACTGCGACGCCCGTGAGACGAAAGGAGACTGACGCGGATGCTGGGACGGTGCATGGTGTGCTGCAGTAGCCAACGGGCGAGCATTGACGCTCGCCTCGCCGCTGGCGAGCCCCTGGCGGTTCTGGTCAACGAGTATGGCCTGCACTGGCGCGACCTCGCGCATCATAGGACCGCTCACGTCTTGCACCGCGAGCACCGGCAGCGCCGCCTCCGGACGGGGAGCAGCTAGCGCCCATGCCCCGGACCTGCACCGTGTGCGTGCATCCGGAGGCCACCGGCATCAACCAAGCGCTGGTGGCCGGTAAGGCGTGCCGCGAAATTGCCGCGTTATACCGCGTTTCGCCGGATGCGGTGGAGCGGCACGCCGCGAATCACCTGCCGCAGACGCTGGCCCGCGCCAAGGCAGCAGAGGACGTCGCGTGGGCCGACGACCTGCTAGGCGAGGCGCGACGCCTGAAGGAGATCACCAATCACATGCTGGCCCGTGCCGTGCAGGCCAACGACCTGCGCACTGCGCTCGCGGCCATCCGGGAGGCGCGGGGCAACCTGGAGCTCATCGGCAAGCTGCTGGGGGAATTGGACACCAGGCCAACCGTCAGCGTCCTGGTGGCGCCGGAGTGGGTGGCCGTGCGTACTACGCTGCTGAGCGCCTTAGACCGATACCCGGATGCGCGGGTAGCCGTGGCCGCGCAACTGATGGCGCTGGAGAGCTCTAATGGCCATCGCTGAGCTAGCAACCGACCTGGCGCGGGCCTTAGATCCGGTGCGCTTGGCTAAGCAGGCCGGCATCATCCCCGACGACTGGCAGGCCAGCGTGCTGCGCTCCACAGCGGCGCGCGTTCTCTTGCTGTGCAGCCGGCAGGCGGGCAAGAGCACGATTACGAGCATCCTAGCCGTCCACTGTGCGGTCTACGAGCCTGGCAGCCTCGTGCTGCTGCTATCTCCTACGTTGCGTCAGTCTGGGGAGTTGTTCAAGAAGGCGGCGGCGGTTTACGGCGACATTGGCCGGCCCGTGCCCTCAGAGAGTGAATCAGCCTTGCAAGTGGAGTTGGAGAACGGGTCTCGGATCGTGTCCTTGCCCGGCAAGGAGGGGACGATCCGCGGTTACTCGGGCGTGCGGCTGCTCGCGATCGACGAAGCTGCGTGGGTACCCGATGACTTATACCTGGCCGTGCGGCCGATGCTCGCCGTGAGTGGTGGCCGGCTCGTCGCCCTGAGCACACCACACGGTACCAGAGGGTGGTTTTATGACAGCTGGCGCGGACAGGAACCGTGGGAGCGCTACGAGGTGCCGGCGACGCGCTGCCCCAGGATCAGCGCAGCGTTCCTCGATGAAGAGAAGCGCAGCATGGGCGAGTGGTGGTTTGAGCAAGAGTACATGTGTCGCTTTCTGGACGCCGAGACGCAGCCCTTCCGGCGTGAGGATGTCGACGGCGCCTTTCGGGAGGAGGTCGAAGCGTGGGACCTATAGCGGTCGGCGTCGATGTCGGCCAGAAGCGCGACCCCACGGCGGTTGCCGTGCTGGAAGTAGAGGAACGCCCACGCTCAGCAGACGGTCATAGCCGGCTGGACGACTACTACGTGGTCCGCTTTCTGGAGCGCTTGCCCTTGGGGACGCCATATCCGGACGTGGCCTGCAGGGTCGCCGGGATCCTCACCAAGCTGGACGAGCGCGCCGCGATGCGCGTGCGTCCCAGCGTCTACCTGGATGCCACGGGTGTCGGCCAGCCCGTCGTGGACCTGCTCACAGCTACCGGCGTGACGGCGACGCCTGTGTACTTCACGCATGGCGATCGCTGCACGCCGCGCCAGGACGGCACGGTCGTCCTGGGCAAGGCGCTGTTGGTGTCTCAGTTACAAGTCTTGCTGCAGAGCGGGCGCGTTCTCTTGCCGCGGACCATGGAGGCGCGCGTCCTGGCTGAGGAACTGCTCAACTTCGAGTTGAGGGTCGACGAGAAGGCCAACGAGAGCTTCGGCGCTTTCAAAGTCGGCACGCACGACGACCTGGTCAGCGCACTGGGCCTTGCTGTCATGGCCGGCCAGCGGCGCGGCCATCTACCATTTTCCTGGTACCGTACTGATCAGGTCTTCCGTGGCCAGGTCTTGGGCAGGGCCGAGCTATGATGACGAGCGTTCTCAGGAGGTTTCCGTTGACGACACAGGTTCACGACAAGATAGGCGAGCTACAGGCCGAGGTCGACCGGGCGCGGGCCGCACACATCCAGGCCCAGGAGGAATTGGTTCAGGTGCGGCGTGACTACAGGTCTGCCGCGCAGAGGGGCGACGGGGAGGCCATGGCGGGGGCCTGGCGTCAGGGCCAGGAGCTGCCCCACGTGATCATGGGCTGCCGGCTCCGGGCGCTGCAAGCCGAGATCGCGCTGCTGGAGCCCCAGGTAGAGGCGGCCTATCAAGCCGAGCAGAAGGCGGCGCAAGCCGTGGATGACGCGGTGCGTCAACTGCCACACGGGCGTCGCCTGTACGCCGACAGCCCGCCCGCCCATGTGCAGCTGATGGCGTCCGTGCACGAGACGCATCAGCGCGCCCGGCAGGCCAACGCCACGCTGCAAGGCCGGCTGAAAGAGGTGCGCGGCGAGCACGCGCGGCTCCTCGGGCACGCCAACATAGATTATTGATCATTAGGAGCCGCGCCATGCCAAGCGCACTGAGATTTACAGACGATGCCACCATCGAGGGCATCTTGGTGCCGTTCAACTCCCAAGACTCCCACGGGACCACGTTCTCGCGGTCGACCGAGTTCTACCTGCAGATGTTTGACAAGAGGCCGCTGCTCTGGCATCACGGCCTGGGCGAGGCCGGCGCCGTGCCCATCGGCCAGATCACGCACCTGGAGCTACGCAATGAGGGCGTCTGGATGCGCGCCGTGCTCGACAAGGCCGGCCGCTGGTTCAACCAGGTCAAGGACAGGATCAAGCGCAATCTCGTCGGCCTGTCCTCTGGTGCGCTCGACTACTTAGTGCGCATCGACGAGGCCACGGGCCACGGGCTGAGCTGGCCAATTTGCGAAGGAAGCGTGACCCCCACGCCGAGCAATAGCAACGCCATCGTCACCGGCCACACGCTGCGCACGCACTTCCGGGCAGCCCACTTGCCCGCCCCCGACCTCGGGCTATCCGCGCGCCGGCCGCAGTCGGGGTCCGGCTCGGCAGGCGATGCGCTCCGTCAGCACAGCAGCTATCTCCAGTTGTTGCGGCGCGAGGCCCGCGAGCTGGTGCGCGACGGCCCGCAGATGCTGCGCGAGGCGCGCGAGCAGGAACTGGCCAGCCTCCAGCGCTGCCTCGATCAGTACCAGCAGCAGGAGATCCGGCGGCGCGCTGCCCGCTATCGCTCCATGACGCCGGCGCAGATCAGAGCTGAACTGGCCCACATGCGCCGCACCCTAGAGCGGCTGGGCCCCTAATGGACAACGACCCTATCCCCCTGCACCGGACTGACGCGCTGCTGCCCGAGGATCCCGGCGTCTTCCTGCGGCGGGCCCGTCGCAGCGCCCGCCGGCTGCATCGGCTGATCGAGGAGACGCTAGGGGATCTCGAGGCCGATCCGGGCATCTCGCCAGAGGAGGCCACGCGCGAGGACATCGCGCACGCAGAGGCAGCGCTGGACGAGTTCGCGGAGGCGCTTGCATCCTATGCCGAGGCCCTGGAGCGGTTAGAGGCCTACGCGGCGCGCGAGGCGCAGCAGGCGCGGGACCGCCGCCGCGCTGCCAGGTTCAATTAGCGCATCGCGCTACGCGCGAGTTATCCCCAGTCGCTCCACAGCCTCGCGCACGGCGGCAACAAAATGCCGCCCGGTGTGTCGTTGGCCGGCTGGCCGCGCTGGAGCAGCAGGAGCGCGACGAGGCCCGGCATGTGGCACGGGTCTGCCGGCTGAATTAGACATCCACAGCCACGGGCACTGGGGATAACTGCGCCGCAGCGCCAGTATCACGCCCCCGTGCGCGCTCAAACAGAGCAGAGCGGCCGGGACGTAGATGCGTGACGTCCCGGCCGCTCTACGGAAGTTGGAGGAAGCACCCACGGTGAACGCAGCTGCCCTAAAACCAGTGTAGCTTTGCCTACGTGTGATGTCTGCTCCCAACGGTATCAGTTGTCCGCGCTCCTCGTATCACGATCCAGCATCCCCAGCCACCTAGCGCCGCCAA